ACATTGACAATAAGTTTGAGCAAGAATTTGCGATATATGATTTGCCAGAATTTTTAAGGGCGATTGAATTGTTTACAAAATCAGATATAAAATTCAATGGTACAAGTAATTTGGTTATTTCAGATTCCAATTCAAGACAATCCGTTAAATATTTCTTTGCAGATAAGTCACTAATTGTTCATCCAGAAAAAGGTATTAGTATGCCTGATAAGTATGTAACATTTACATTAAAGAACAAGAATCTTGCAGATTTAAATAAAGGAATTCTTACATTGAATTTACCAGATATTGCAGTAAAAGGTGATGGTAAAAATATTACATTAATTGCAACTGATAAAAAGAATAAAACATCTAACGATTATTCTGCTGTTATAGGAACAACAGATAAAAAATTTGTTGCATACTTTAAGGCAGAAAATTTAAAGATAATAGATGGTGATTATGACATTGCAATTTCTAGCAAAAGAATAAGTCATTTTGTTAATAGAACTAAACCAATACAATATTGGATAGCATTAGAACCAGATAGTGAGTTTTAATTATATGTTAATAACTGAACCAAAAGATTGGACAATTACTTTCATTAAAAAACATACAGCAAGAGGTTCACACAGGTGGGCATTTTGGTTGGAAGGTATTATAATAGGAGTATTGATAGGGTTGATTATATGAAAAAGGTGAATATATTATGGCAGAAAATTTATGGGTTGAAAAATACAGACCAAGAAAAATTGAAGATTGTATTTTAACCAATGAACTAAAAGAAACTTTTAAACAGTTTCTAAATAAAAAAGAAATCCCAAACTTATTATTATCAGGTACAGCAGGTACAGGTAAGACTACTGTAGCACGTGCCTTATGTGAAGAGTTAGGTACTGATTACATTATGATTAATGGATCAGATGAAGGTCGCCATATAGATACGTTAAGAAATAATATTAAGAATTTTGCGTCAACTGTATCTTTAACTGAAACAGCAGGTCATAAAGTTGTTATAATTGATGAAGCGGATTATATGAATCCAGAGTCAGTTCAACCTGCATTAAGAGCTTTCATAGAAGCATTTTATAAGAATTGTAGATTTATCTTTACTTGTAATTTTAAGCATAAGATATTACCTGCATTGCATAGTAGATGTACTGTTATTGATTTTGCAATTACAGATGGTGATAAGAATAAATCTTATAGTGATTTTCATAAGCGATTGCAGTATATTTTAAATGAAGAAAAGATAGAGTTTGATCCAAAAATACTTGCAGAATTAATACAAAAATATTATCCAGACTTTAGAAGAACTATTAATGAACTTCAACGATATTCAGTAAGAGGCAAAATTGATAGTGGTATATTATTCAGTTTAACTGAAGTAGATACTAAAAAACTTATAGCGATTTTAAAAAACAAAGAGTTTAATGCTATGAGAAAATGGGTTATTCAAAACCTAGATAAAGAACCATCAGCATTATTTTCAACAGTATATGAAATACTATACAAATATTTACAACCACAATCTATACCACAAGCAGTTTTAGTTATTGCTGGGTATCAATACAAGGCTGCTTTTGTAGCAGACCAAGAGATTAATATGGTTGCTTGTTTAACCGAAGTAATGGCAAATTGTAAATTCAAATGATAGATGAAAAAGCAAAAGAATATTGTTTAACTACTTGGGATTTTGCAAAAGCTAGTTTATATAGATGGAAGCCTGGTATGAATGAACACACTGAAAGAGCAATCTCTAGGACATTTTATCAAATGGTTTTTGATACATATCCTGTTAAGACAGGTCTTTCTACAGAACCTGGAGCAACAACACCAGATAAAAGATATACAAATGACCATTATCTATCACCACAAACTATTATGAAATATATAATGGATACTGAATTGTTTAATGATTATAAAAAGTTTGAGGCCCTTTTTTTTGAATGCAGAAAAACTATTGTGGTTACTAGAGACCAAAATAATAAATTAGCACAGATGACTAGAAAACGACCTGTTCTTACAAAGGATAAATATGATTATTTAGGATATGAACTTTATTATGGGGATGAAAAATTACCAAAAATAAATCAAGTATTACCAGTTCCAGAAGAATTTACAAAATGGGAAATGAAATATATTAAAAATGGGTTTAGAGCTACTATTGTTTGGTTAGGATATAAATCATCACTAGAGCCATTTATGGACAAGGAGTTTAAAAAATGAACGCAATAGTACAGAAGATAGGTAGATGGCACAGTAAAGTATTTGGTTATGTTTCTAACAAAGCAAAAACAAGTAAGTGGTGGGCAATAGCATTAACCCTACTTGTTTTGTATGAAATTGTTGAACACGTAGTATATCCAATATTAGTACCATATCTAGCGTATATGCATTGGTTTAAGTAATGAGGTTTATACATTTTGGACCTGTAATTGGTGGTGTAGTAATTAGTCCTGTTTTGTGTAAGGAATTATTAGAACGTGGACGCCAAACTACGGTATCACATACTCAACAGCTTGCAGGACATTTAGATAAAGAAAATTTATTTCCTGATAAAGATAAACATTGGTTTGTAGAAAATTTTAAACAATATTTTATTCCATATTTTAGAAAAATCCAAGACCAGCACGATCCATTATTTTATTATGCTATACATCCTTTTAAAAAATGTATGATACAAAATTTATGGATAAATTTTATGAAGGCAGGAGAATATAATCCTCCACATACTCATAGTGGATCATATTCTTTTGTGTTATTTTTACAAGTACCAGAAGAGATAAAAAAAGAAAGTGCAGATTTTAAAGGTATAGGTCCTGGTCCTGGCCATATTAGATTTAAATATGGTGAAGAACAACCAGAAATTATGACTAAGCATTCCATATTACCAGTTGCAAATGAAATGTGGATATTTCCAGCGTCATTATATCATAGTGTTCCACCGTTTAAATCAGATGTGGAGAGGATATCAGTATCAGGTAATATTTTATTAACAGAAGGTGTTGGTGTAAAGAATACACCTACATATGAGGGTGGTGAGCTATCTTTTATAACTGATAAGGCAGAATTTAACATATGAAAAGAGATATATTAGAAAGCATAATAGATGTAGGTAGTGGATTTATATTAGCTATACTAATACAATTACTAATTTTTCCACTATTTGGATTACATCCAACCATATTGGACAGTATAGGAATTGCTTTAATATTTACAGTAGTTTCTATGACTAGGTCTGCTATATGGAGATGGTGGTTTAGGAGGAATGATGTACGAATTAAAAGATTATTTAAAAGCAATTAATGAAACCAAAGAAAATTTATTAGACACAAATGATATTACTTGGGAAAAGAAATACCCACCATATGTAATTAATAGATGTATGTCTATGTTTTATGATACTGTAATGCATAGTAATGAAATGAATGGTTTACACTTCCTACCAAAACGTATGCAATTTCACTTTTTCATAAATAGTATAAGAAAGAAAAGGCGATTTGGAGGTAAATGGTTATCGCAAACCAAGTTAAAGGATTTAGCGTTAGTAAAAGAGTATTATGGATATAGTAACTCAAAAGCAAAAGAAGCTCTTAACATACTTTCAAAAAACCAAATTGAGAATATTAAAATAAAACTTATAAAAGGTGGGAGAAAGCTTAAATGAGCGAAGAAATTATTAGTTGGTCACAAGGAGATATGTTAGAGGTGACCATTAAACAACCAGACGATTTCCTTAAAGTACGAGAAACATTAACTAGAATTGGTGTAGCAAGTAGAAAAGATAAAACTTTATACCAATCTTGTCATATACTACATAAACAAGGCAAATACTACATAGTCCATTTCAAAGAATTATTTGCTTTAGATGGTAAAAAATCAACACTATCGCAAAACGATATTCAAAGAAGAAATACAATTACTTTATTATTACAAGACTGGAGTTTAATAGATGTGGTTAAAAAAGAAATGACCGAAGATAAAGCTCCGTTGAGTCAGATAAAGGTATTACCATTTAAAGAGAAAAAAGACTGGACTTTATCTGCTAAATATAATATAGGTAAAAAGGTTGACGATAAAAAGAAAACCGAAGAGAAAAAACCTGAAGAAAGTCCAGTAACAGATGGCGAATAAATGCAGATACCAAAGTTCAAAGATTACATAACAGAAGCTAAAATTTCTGGACCGTACAGATTAATCATTATTTCAGATGAACCTGAAGATGATTTAAATTTCCATACAGCAAAAAACTTATTGAAACAAGCATTAAAGCTTGGTCATAAGGCATATATCTATAGAAATACTGGTGGGTATGTATCTACCGAAGAAGATGGTGAGTTATATTTCCATAACCAGGACGATAAAAAAGGTTTTAGAGTATCAGCAAGAGATACGATTGCTATTGTTAGAGGTTCAGTTGTACGTAGAGATAGTTGGTTAGACTTAATATCAAGATTAGAAAAGCACGTAGTGTGTGTAGTCAATAGCAGACAATGTATTAATGTATGTGCTGATAAGTATAGAACTTCATTAAGACTTGCTGACTATGGTATCAAACAACCTGTATCAGTATTAGTTACTGATCCAGAAAATTCAATGGAAGCATTTGAACAATTAGAAGATAAGTTTCCAGTTATTTTAAAAACATTAAGAGGTTCAAAAGGTGTAGGTGTCTTATTCATTGAGTCAGAAAAATCATTAGATTCAATTGTACAATTACTCAATAAACAAGATGAAGATTCTGATATACTATTACAACAATATATTAAAACAGATTGGGATGCTAGAGTTTTAGTATTGCAAGGTAAAGTTTTAGCGACAATGCGAAGAGATGTTGTGCCAGGAGATTTTAGAAGTAACGTATCAAGAGGTGCCGAGGTAAGAGCATTAGAACTAACAGAATTAGAAACAGAAGAAAGTTTAAAAGCTGCTAAGGCAGTAGATGGTCAATGGGTTGCAGTAGATTTTATCCCATCAAAAAATAGAAAGAAAGACCCACCATTTGTTATTGAGGTTAATTCATCTCCAGGCACAGAAGGTATTGAAGAGGCAACAGGAAGAAATTTAAGTAAAGAAATAGTACAACATTTTGAAAATAGAGATACTTGGAAGAAAGTACCTAGTGAGTGTGGATATAAAGAAGTTGTCCANATACATCCATTTGGACGTATAGTNGGNAAATTTGATACAGGTAATTCAGGTACGTCTGTTATACACGCTGATAAATTAAAAACAAGCGGTGGTAAAATCACTTGGTCATTAGAAGGNAAAACACTTACAAATGATATAGTNCGTAAGCAAAAAATTAGTGTAGGTGGTTTAAGAGATTATGAAGAAGAAAGATATGTCATTAAACTTGATGTAGATTTTGCAGGTGGAGAATATAAAGATGTAGAATTTACACTTGATGATAGAGATGAAAAATCAAAAATATTATTTGATAGGGAAACTATGAATAGATTTAATGTTATGGTTAACCCTAATAGAAAATATGTAATAACAACAAAGTATAGTTTAGATGACAAGAAAGGAGAAAAATA